AATAATTTAAATTCAGAATCTTTTTTATTGCCCTGTGTAGCTGGAGAATTATTATTGTTTCCATCTAACCTAAAGCATAGCGTACCAACAAACATGGGAAAAGAATCACGGATTAGTTTATCTTTTAACACATTTAGTGTCGATACATTAGGAAGTAAAGAAAGTTTAACCCATCTAGATATAAGGAAAATAATGAATGAGCACAATTGAAGATTATATAATGGTAATTAATACAATTCCACAAGAGATATGTGAGGCACTAATTGATGAATGTAATAAGAAAGAATGGAAAAAACACAAATGGAATAACTATGCTGCAGGCACATTTACATCGGAAGAGACAAAAGAATTAGATGTTATGCCTTGCACACAGGATCAACAGAATAAAATAACACCTCATCTAATTAAAGCTCTAGAAGAGTATCAATTAAAACATAGTTGGCCAGGGGAAAAGACTCAGCCACCATGGCTCACTAAATTTTCACCCATACGATTTAATAAGTATGAGGTGGGTAATACCATGAGAGAACATTATGACCATATACACAGTATTTTTGATGGAAAAATGAAGGGAGTTCCTATAGTATCTATCGTTGCAAATTTGAATGAAGATTATGAAGGTGCAGAATTTTATTGCAGAGGAAAAGAAATTCCTTTAAAAACAGGGGATATACTTTTATTTCCGTCGAACTTTATGTATCCGCACGAAGTAAAAGAAGCAACCAAAGGTACTAGATATTCATTTGTAAGCTGGGCCTTTTAGTATTATAAAGGGTTTATGCTACAAAAGATAAACATTCAGCCAGGATTCAATAAACAAGTTACAGCAACCGGAGGCGAAGGCCAATGGATTGGTGGAGACTATGTACGTTTTAGATATGGTACTCCTGAAAAAATAGGAGGCTGGGCTCAACTAGGAGATGCTACTCTTACAGGAAGAAATACAGCACTACATCATTTCGTCAATGCTAGTGGAATTAAGTATGCAGCCATTGGTACAAACAGATTTTTATATGTATATTCTGGAGGAGCGTTCTATGACATTACTCCTATTAAAGCTACAACAACATTAACAAGCGCTTTTACAACTACACAAAGTGATGCAACGGTTACACTTACTTTTGCATCTGATCATAATATTTCTAAGTATGATATTATTCGTTTAGATAATTTTACTGCTATTACTGATTCTGATTTTGGTTCTAGTGATTTTGACGATACAAATTTCATGGTTACAACGGTTCCAACTGCTACGACACTTACGATTGAAATGGGATCCGCTGAATCTGGATCAGGAGCCAGTACTTCTGGTGGAATAAGAGTTCAACATTTTTATTCTATTGGACCTGCGGTTGAAGAATCAGCAGCTGGTTGGGGACTAGGTCTTTGGGGTGGTACTGTTGCTGGAGAAATTACAGACACACTCGATGGTGCATTAACTTCAGGTTCATCTAGTATTGTTTTAGATAATTCTGCATCAATGCCTGCTTCAGGAACAGTTTTAATAGATAGTGAACGAATTGCTTATACAACGAATACTACTGGTACTAATACTTTATCTGGATTAACAAGAGGATCAGACAATACAACAGCTGCATCACATAGTGATGGAGCAACAGTTACCGATGCATCCGACTACACCAAGTGGGGTGCATCGCAAACTGGAGATATTGTAACAGCTCCTGGTCTATGGTCTTTGGACAATTTTGGAAATAAACTTATTGCAACTATCTTTGATGGTGCAACTTTTGAATGGGATTCAGATGCAACAGGAGCAACGTCAACTCGAGCAACAATCGTTGCCAATGCTCCAACAGCTGCGATACAGACTTTAGTATCTACTCCCGATAGACACTTAGTTTTTATTGGAACAGAAACAACAATTGGTACAACTAGTACACAGGACGATATGTACATACGTTGGTCGGATCAGGAAAGTATAAATGCATCAACTTCGTATACGCCTTCAGCAACCAATACCGCTGGTACACAGAGACTGGCCGACGGAACACGGATCGTTGCAGCGATTAGAGGTCGGGATGCAATTTACATTTGGACCGATACATCTTTATTTATTATGAGATTTGTTGGTGCTCCTTTCGTATTTTCATTTCAACAAGTTGGAACGAACTGTGGATTGATTGGAAAGAATGCAGCTGTCGAAGTAGATGGTTCTGCTTACTGGATGTCAGAGAATGGTTTCTTTAGATACACTGGTAAACTAGATTCACTAGCATGTTTAGTTGAAGACTATGTTTATGATGATATTAATACAGTTCCAAGACAGCATATTTATGCAGGACTGAATAACTTGTTTGGTGAAGTGACTTGGTTCTATCCAGGTAGTGGCGCTGCATCTAATAATAGATCAGTAACTTACAATTATATGGACTCAACACCAGAACGACCTGTATGGACTACGAGTACGCTAGCAAGATCAACATGGTCTGATTCGCATATATTTGGAAAACCACATGCAACAGAATACGACTCAAGTGCAACCAGTGATACAACCGTTGGTAATACGGATGGCGTTACTTATTATTTTGAACATGAAACAGGAGTGAATCAAATTAAAGATGGTTCAGGTACTGCTATTGCTGCAAGTATCGAATCAGGTGATTTTGATATATCTTTAGCACAGGGTGGCGGAGCGGATCTCAGAGGAGACGGCGAATATATAATGAAAATTAGAAGAGTGCTTCCAGACTTTTTACAACAAACTGGAGATGCAAGAGTGACATTAAATTTAAAAAATTATCCAACAGATTCACAAGCAAGTTCATCTTTGGGACCTTTTACCGCAACTACAAGTACAGATAAAATAGATACACGTGCAAGAGCAAGAGCTATATCTTTAAAGGTTGACAATACAAGCACCGGACAACACTGGAAACTTGGAACTTTTAGACTAGATATACAACCGGACGGGAGAAGGTAATGGCTAGAATAGTACAATCATTAACACAACCTTTAGAAAAATACGATCAACAGATACAACAATCATTTGTTAGGGATGTTGATAGTGTTATACAAAAATTAAACACATCCTTTCAACAGGATTTAAAAGATGAGGCAGAGGCGGAAAGCTTCTTCATGGCATAATGGCTAATACATTCGTAAATAAAAAAGTAGATTTAACGAGTACCAGTGCTACAACTTTGTACACTGTGCCCACAGCAACGACCGCTGTTATTAAATCAATCCTCGTGTCCGAAGATTCAGGAAACGCGGATACAATAACAGTGACTCTAACTGATACGGATAGCGCTGTTTTCAGCCTATTTAGCGTTAAAGCAATCTCGGCCAGTGGAACATCAGAATTATTATCAGCACCCTTGGTGGCCAAGGAGAGCGAAATTATAAAAGTAACCGCAGCAACGGCAAATAGATTACATGTCGTATTGTCTGCGCTTGAAATTAAACCTAGAATCGTTACAACATAGGCTTGATTTCTTTGTATAAACAAAGTAATATTATTAACCCCAGGTTAAATTCCTGCTCTTAACAAACTAACAAAAAATTATGGCTATAGATAACACAGGAATATCATCACTAGACACGGGAGCATCGGACATCACCTATACAGGTGACCAAGGACCTAAATCTCCAGACCAACAATTAATGGCTTCTGCTGATCCTATGTTAGTAGACGAATATAATAAATACGTTTTTCAAATGGAAGAACAAGGGCTTCAACCAATGTCATTTAAAGAATTTGTTCAACAGATTATGTCAGAATCAAGACAAGGTGGCGCCGGTGGTGGAATAATGAGACTGGGATATAAAGATGGGGAAATGGTTACTGTTCCCAAACACTGGCAGTCTGCACCAGATCATCCTAAAACAGAATTAGCATACATTACAAAAAAAGAAAAAGATTTATTAGTTAAAAAAGATTTACACAACTCTTTAAAAGATGGACCCAACGTAGGACCAGGTGGTGTTATGAGTTTAAATGGAGGAGATCCTGTAGGTGGATATGGTGTTGGAGGTAGCTGGGGTGGCGGCGGTAGCGGTCAAGGTGGCAGCGGTCAAGGTGGCAGCGGTCAAGGTAATATACATTATGATCCAGTGGAACAGGCTGCAGCGCAAGCAGCTGAAGAAAAAATAAGGCGGAATCAAGCTATAGATGCTGGTATCGCAGCAGCTGGAGCTGATACAGTACCAACTGGAACAATACCATATCCAAGAGATATACATCTACCTGGTCCA